TTTTTTTAATAAATTTCCTAGGACCTGAGATTTTGGAAACCTAGGACCTGAGGTCCTAAGATTTTCCTTCCGCCGCCTGACGGCGACGGGGCCTGCGGCGCCTTTTCTAGATAACACTGTTCTAGTATTGGGACCGCTGTTGCAGTGGAACATTATTTTACTGTTGGGACTGTAGGGCTAGGGGTTAGGCCCTTCAGTAGTGCCACTAGCTGTATCTGGTGTGCTGAAGGCTCCTTCCGTTATGACCACGTCGGAGAAGTCATGAGTGTGAAACTCAACAGAACCGTTATCAGGGTCTGTTTCACCAAGATTGGGATGACCGGGAAGATCAGTTTGGTGGGACAAACCCACTACTCGAGGTTCCATGAAACGAATCGCGTGCTGTGTGGTGCACAACATGACAACTTTAGCGTTAACAGTCGTGGACCCTCCTATCTCAGTGCAAGAGATGTTCAGAAAGCATTCATCCTTGGCCGTCTCGGTCATAAGAGAATCAATATCCAGTTTGGCGTTGTCAAGGTCAGACGACGTAAACTTCAAAGGAGACACATTGTAACTTAAGTTGATGGCACTTTTGGGTCTCAAGATGACCTGTTTGATCGTACCCGCTACAAGAGCTGAGTCAGCGTTTACGAGTGTAGCTGTCCCATTCACAGGTCCGGCCATCAGGTCGACTTGAAGGCGTATCAGAGCGTCAGAAGGATTGAAAATTCTGGCCGACCAGCGGAACCCGACCTGGGCACAGTGAAAGAACTGCCTAGCCGGTATCTCAAACGATTGAGGAATACGAGTCGTGATTTGGTTGTTGGGAGCCCAGTGAATGATCTTCGTCGGGTGCGAGCAGTTAAACGACATTCGGTTGTATTTTTCGCCCGTCGTAGCATTGGTGACGTTCGGTTGTAAGACAATTTCACCAACACGGCAAACGAATTTCCGGAGGACGTTGTCTTTGAGTGGGAGTGCACGTTTGATCGAAGTCACACGTTTTCCGACTTTCCACCCTTTGGGGTTCTTACGGTACCGTCTCTTACGACGATACCTTGAAAAAGGTCGCATACCATACTTACGAGGATACCGGTGACGAACACCTCTGCGAGAAGTTCGAGCGTATGCGGTGGAGAAGGGTTTCTTAAAAAGAGAAGGCATCTTTTTATTATATGTCACAAAATATTTTTTTTAATAATGACTCAAACGCACATAAAATATTTCCATAAAAAATGATGATTTCGGCGCTACGCTGTAACACTGGGAAATCATCATTGTTTTTTTTTATAAGAGAGCCTGGCTCACCAGGCTCAACTGGCTCAAATTTCAAGTTGGACCAAAGTCCGATTTTCCTGCATTTCAAAAACTTCCCATCGGTCAGTACTCATAAGATCCCACTTGGGTAACGTATTAGTGAACACGATAACCTGCGGCCTGTCCATTCTACGTTTCTTAAACGAATATCTCTTGTCGTACGTAACTCCATTCTTTAAACTCTCCAGTCCAGAATAAAATTCTCCTAGTTTGTCCTTTTTCAAAGCCCTGGGCATGTCAACCAAGTAACACTTCTGTGTTTTTATACACATGCAACATTGCATGATGTCTTCCATCGCCCTAAAGGGAGGTATTTCAAACCCTAATCTATTATACTCAATGTATTCACACATTATAGACTTCCCATTATTACCATGTTGATCATAAATAAGTTTGATGGAACGGTCGTCTTCTTCTTGACAAAACTTCAGAACCTGTTCTTGCCAAGGGTACATCGGGTGTTTCAGAAATGTGCGAAGTTGACGCGTCATAACTGGCGGTTCCTCGTAGTTCTCGTCGGTCCATGGTCCGTCGATGCGCGTGTCCTCCTTAAGGACATAAAAGTTGTTGCCCTGGTCCACATGCGTCGGGGAGTGGTGTCCGCCCTTGCAAAATTCGGTCTTCTTGAGCTCGTTGTGTCGTCTCTTCTTGATGAGCGAGACTCTGCCCTGCCAGTGAACGTATCCTGTCTCCGATTTCTCCTTCTGGAACGCATATTTCTTACACCAACCGCGAAGATGCTTGACAACAACATCAGGACTTGTCCAAGTATCGTTATAGGGGAGTGTGAAGTCGTATCCATAGATTTGGTTGTTGGACATCTTTATATATAGTAGATTTTCTTTTTTTGACTTTTGACTTGAACGCAATTCAAAATTTGGACATTCAAAATTTCAAAATTTCAAAGTTTCAAAAAATTTTTTTAATAAATTT